ATGATAAGTTTCTACGAGAAATGAAACCGCGTTGGTTGGATACTCACTTCAAAGCGCCAGATGGAACTTGGGCACCTAGAGCCCATATTCTCTGGAATCGCTCTTGGCAGTATCATCGTAACCAACCAATGACTCAATGGTACAGCTATTTCAAGCAAGCCGTGATCTTCTATCATGCTATGTATCCACAGCTTGATATGGATTTCTATGGTCACGGAAAGATGTGGCGTGATCCTTGGCAGAGAGATGCGATTCTTTCTAAAGAATTTAGGGAATATCTGCGACTCACCCCACCAGGCCAAAATACCCCTCCAGTGAGTGAATCGGATGCTGAGGCAATATATCGGGAAGTATTTCCTGTTGGAGTAGCAGAGAATCTGATAAGTTTGTGAAAATAAAGTTGTCTAGGGGGTACACAAAAACGCGTTTCAGGGTACTAATATGTATTAAGAGGGTTATTCTTGCCAAGTAAACCCACCGAACACTGGTATGAAAAGACCGCTGCTTTGATGGTCCGCGAGGAGATCTCTCTCTTTGCGGCTACGCAGACCCTTGACCTTGGGATTACTAATCGGGAATGTGAGAACATTGTCCGGACCAAAGGTTTCATTGAAGTTCTCCGTAACGAACGGAACAAGTTCTATAAGGAACTTGCAAATGACCCATCGCGGAATCGAAACTCTGCGGTGGGTCAACTTGTGTTGGCTATTACTAAAATGATGGAATCAGAGCAGTATGATAAAGCTGTGACTGCTATCATGAGTTTGGCTAAGCTTGAGGGTTGGTCGAGCGATTCTGCGAATGTGAATATCTTTAACGATATGACTGCGAAGGATCTGGCAGCACTTAGAACGAAATTTGCAGGTCAAAAGAAAAGTTTAGAGGTAAATTAAATGTACGATAAACCGAATGTACATGCGCCTGCGATGGCTAGTGAAGAGGGAGTTGATCAGTGCGTGACTATTGGCGAGGATTGTGAAGCCAATTGTTTTGCAAAGTGCCTTGAAGAGGCGACTCCAGCAGATCTTGCTAAGGCTGATGTAATGAGTCAGCGAGATTCATATCTTGCGCTAAAGCGTGTAATCGTTGAGAATGTGAATGATTTTGTAGAGAACAATCCTGAATAATCAATAATGATATTTGAAAAATGGATAGTTAAGACCGCCGAGACTCTTAAAAGCTATTTTTACTTTGATGACTGGTCGCTTGAGTTTTCCTGGCGTGAACTAGACGAAGATCATGATAATGCCACGACGGTGTTTTCAATTAGTTCCGACGATTCATATCAGCAGATATATTTGAACATCTTTCCTTTTGCTAAAGTGCTATGGATTGAAAAAGATTATAATAAGCTTATAACTGGGCTTGTCCATGAGTTCTGTCATGTTCTAACTGATCCCCTTTATAAGTTTGGTATTAATGCAGCTTCAAATCAGACGGGTCCTTTTCTTGAAAATATAAGAGAACGCTGGACACAGAAGATTGCTCTTGTAGTTTTGCGAAGTCTTCCTAAGAAACTTTGGTTTCCTAATTGAGGGGTTTAAAGCCTGGTGGTTTGTGCCTGATCTAGAACTTGCATATCAAAAATTAGCTAGTCTTGATCCTGAAGATGCTCTTCTTGCTATAATGGCAATGGAGGAACAACGCAAAGAACAGCACTTTGCGAAGTACTGGAGTAGTGATCCAAGCGATGAATGTCGAGAGTTTTATAATCGTATTGAAGAAGATTTTGCAAAACTCACCAAAGACATCAAGATTTATGGGTTACTTGGCGGAAATAGAAGCTCTAAGACAGAACGAGGAGCGTTCTTAGCGGTTGCTTGGCTAATGGGTAAAGAGTACTTTCAGGATGAGCCTTCTTGGAAATTTGTAAAAGATCTTCCAATTCCTGAGCATGGCGTAAATATTTGGATTGTTGGACTAGATTTCTCGGTTATTCGTGATGTACTATGGAATGAGAAATTACGAAGAGGTCATAGGCATCCAGGGCTTCTTCCACAAACACCTTCTCCTTTAATAACTAGAATTAGTGATTCCGAATTTCAAGTACAAGTTAATGTAAATGGACGTAAGTCTTCTTTAACTTGTAAGTCTGCGGATTCTGGTAGAGAAAAGATGCAAAGTGCATCTGTTGATTTAGTAATCATAGATGAAGAACCGGAGTCAGAAATTTTTGATGAACTTTATCAAAGAACAGTAGATTGTGGTGGAAAGATAATTTTAACTTTGACACCTCTTAATGATATTGGTTCTGGTATACGTAAACCTTGGGTTTATGATTTGTATAAAGAGTTTAAAGCCGGAAGACAAGATGTAATTTTTCTTCAGTTATCTGCTCTCGACAATCCCTTCATTCCTGAAGAAGAGAAAATTAAACTTAAAGAAAAGTGGCTTGGACATCCAGAGGAACGAGCCCGTCTTTACGGAGAATTCATACAAAGATCTGGTATGGTTTATCCTATGTGGGATAATACAAAACATTTGATCAAACCTTTTAATATTCCTTATGAGTGGCGTAGGATAGCTTCAATAGATCCTGCTGCAACTGGTGTTACAGCTTGTATATGGGCAGCAATAAGTCCTCGTAACGATGTATATTTTTATCGTGAATATTACAATTCAAATCTAATCGTTTCAGAGCATGCTAAAAATATTTTAGCTCGAAACGGTGGAGATAAAATAGACACTTGGCTCATCGATCCATTTTGGGCTTCTGCCAGAAATGCAGAATCCCATAAACAAGGATCGCAATTATTTCGGGAGGCTGGAATTCCTGTTAGATTAGCTAATCGTGAAGCTGATTTCGCATTAAATGTAATGCGAGAATATCTTAATGCTTCTCTTGACAGTTCTGCTCGGCATCCTAAACTTTTTATTTTTAATACTCTTCAAGCTTTCAGAACTGAAATTGAAGGTTATGTTTGGGACTTTTATGGTAAAGGCAATAACAAAGGTCAAAGTAAGGACAAGCCGCTTAAAAGAGCAGATCATTTAATGAACAGTTCCCAATACTTATTGGCATTGCGTCCTAAAGCAAAATCTAATAGTTTTAACATAGTTCGTAATCCGAATAACTCTTATACCTAATGCCTTATAAAAATAAAGAAGATCGCATAAAATGGCATAAAAACTATAGGGACACAACTGAGTATCGTAGAGATCAAGCAATTAGCAAAAGAAAAAAGATTGCTGCTATGAAGCTAGAAGTTTTTACTCACTATGGAAATAAATGTGCTCATTGTGGTTTTTCAGATATAAGAGCCTTACAAATGGATCATATTGATGGAAACGGGATGAAAGATCGAAAAGAGAACGGTATGGGCTGTTCTCATATGAGATATTCAAAAGTTCTTAAAGATAGAACATTGCTAGAAAAATTTCAATTACTTTGTGCAAATTGTAATTGGATTAAAAGAGCAGAAAATAAAGAGCATAAAGCTTTGAAATATACATAAGATTAGCCTTCCGGGGGCTATATAACGGGGAATAGAGGCCACCAGGCCGATAACCCCTCCCTTGTACAAGGGAAACTTTTCATGAGAAGGTAATACAATACAATGGCAATTACAGCCGCAAGCGCGGTATATCGGACTGGTGGTCCTACTAAGAGTGGTCAGATTCTTGCAAACAATGAAGGCTCTGCTACGGAAACAGCATTTCTTGGTACGGCAACTTTTATCTTGGATGGCACATCTACTTCCGCCATTCTTAATTTTATTGATGGAACGCAGACACTTCAGAATATTGTTGGTACGAATGCACCTGTGAACTTTACGGGTGTAGTTGCCAATGTTATTGGTGGAACGCAGCCTGCTGCTGCTTTCATTGGAGTATCTACGGATACCGTTACTACGACAGGTGTTACAGTACGTTTTAGTATTGCAGGGACTGCGGCTAATACGGTTATTGTTGCATTCTTCGCAATTAAGTAAGGAGTTTAAATGAGCTTATTTACACAGGAAACTCCTCAGCTTGGTCTGGGTACTACGGTTGGTGGTTATAAAGTTCAGTATCTGGAACCCGTTAATTTGATGGTTTCAGCTACGTCTACCAGTCAGTCTGTTTTTATTGTTCCTAATCTTTATGTGGCGGGTGGTACTGCGGTATCTCCTTCATATAAACTTGTTGAAGTTAATGTAGTGTTTGGTACTGCTGGTGGTGCAGCGGCTGGGGTTACGGTTGAACATT